CATATTATATTTATTAATATCTGTTCTATATAACCTAGCTTGCTCTGTAAGGTTGAATGAATCAGGTGCAAATGGGTTTTTATCATTAGAAACAAACTCAGTCTGTACCTTTGTTGTAGTAGCTCCACCGCCTTGAGGTCTTGGATTTTTTTGAACCCATTGAGGCATTTGAGACATGGCCCATTCTTTTACTGGTGTTCTGTTATAGCCATCAACAACTACAACTGTGCCGTCTGCTTCCCTAGCAAGTTGATCCTTGCTTATACGACTCAACACATATTGAGGGTCATGTACAACATCAGCCAGTGCTGTTACTGCTGGAGCTTCAACTTCAAGCTGTCTCTTCTCAGCTAATAGCTGCTCAATCTTTTGTTTTTGCTGTTGTTCTGCCTCTCTGTACTGAGTTGCCAGCTTTTCTGTAGCCTCTTCATATCTGCCTTTTGCCTCAAGCTCTTCCTGTTCTTTTTTCTGCTTGAAAGCAATCAAAGCATTTACATCTACATCTTGAGGAACAGCCTTTGCAGCTTCCTTAGCTTTCTTGTAATCATCTAATATTTCACTATTAGACTTTCTTAGTCTTTCAACTTCTGCCTTCAATGCAGCCATTTCAGCTGAGTTGTCAGGCTTGATTACTTCGTCTGCCATAAATAAAAAATTTACAATTATTCACAATATTAGCTCCACTTTGTCCTGTCTGCCCAAAAAGCTGCTGACATTTTGCCTTTTGCAATATTTTTGGCGTGTCTAGCCTTAAAACTCTTGCGTTTTGCCTTATCTGCGTCTGATTCTCCCTTTCTTGGCGGTTTTGTAGCTGCTCCCTGCATACCAAACCTTATGAGCTTAACCTTATCGCCTTCTTTTGCCAAAACAACGTGACTCTTTGTTGGGTGTGATGGGGTTCTTTTTGGTTTGTTAAAACCAGCTAATCCAAATCTTTTGAGTCTAGGATCACTCATTTACCTTTCCTCTTCATTGCCATATTGTGTGCCTCAGTAAATGATACCCCTTCTCTCATCTTACGTTTCATATATTCCATGTGAGCCTTTGTGTGACCATGAGCTTTCTGGTGCTTTGCAAGTGTGTTCTTTTGTCTGGTAGTCAGTCTCACTTCTTTTTCCTCAACAAATCAGCATCTGCTTTTCTTGCTCCACCCTTTCCAGAGATAAAACTATTAACTCTTCCCATTGCCCACGCACCCATAGGAACATTTCTTGATCCACTAGACAAATATGCACCTTGCCCACGCCTATAGACAGCTGCAAGCTGACGATATGTAAATCTTGATTTTTCTGCCTTTGCCCTAAGACTTTTTTCTACGGCGGCGGACAGTGGTTTTCTTTTTGGAGCCATCTTGTTTTGTGCGTGATTTGGATACTGCTTTTATATCAATAAATTCACCTCTTTTGTACGCTTCTGCTGTACGTTTTATTTCTGCCGCTTTTGCACTTTTATTCTTGGCCCCGCTGAGATACTTCTTAGCAACGCCTGTTTTTTTGTCTTTTGCAACTCTTTTAAAACGTCTACGAACCATCAATCTTTTTCTTTTTTAGGTTTTGCCTTTTTTGCCTTTGGCTTTTCTGCTTTGTAATCATTTAGTTTTTCAAAAAATCCCTTTGCCATTACTTCTTGCCTCCTTTCTTAACTTTCTTTTTCTTTGTTCCTTTGGGCTTCATTGATCCATAGTGTGATGGCATAGCAGTAAAAGTAGCTGACTTTATATTACTTCCTTTTGCGTTTTTTAGCTGTCTTTTTTTTGCCAGCCGTAGATAGTGCTATGGCCTGAGCTTGCTTTAATGTGCGGCCTTCTCTCATCAAAAGCCTAATGTTGGCAGAGATAGACTTCTGTGACTTTCCTTTTTTAAGTGGCATTAGTTGTCAAAGTATTTATCCATTAAATCAATATCCTCAATAGAAAGACAGTCAACATACAATCCCTCAACAATTTGTTCATATTTCTTTCTATCATCACCCCTTGTCTTTTTCATTGCATTTGCAATACGTCTAGGGACTGTTCTGTTTTCTGGGAACTGCTTAGAAAGTTCTAGTGCTTCAGTTGGTGTCATTTGGCCTCCAGTGCAAAAGTGATAGTTTCATCTACCCACGCATATAAGCGTGGTGCTTTGTCTTTTAGTCCTTCTGGGTTAAAAATATATTGAGTGAAAGCTTCAGCAAATTGTTCTCTGGGGTTTTTTCTACTATATTCAGTCACATATTTCATGCCCTTCATCTTGCTGAACTTGTTGCCAAGCGGCTTTGTCCCCGCCTCAAAGTGTACTTGATGGCCCATTTCATGGACAAATGTGGAAAACCAGTCATATTCTTGTGGCATGGGGTGTGAGTTTGACCAGATTTCTGTAGCTCTATATCTTTCCATACCTTCTAAAGTTGGGATTCTTGCATTATTTTCAAGAGTATCGGCTGCACTTTTTTTTATTTTTTTGGCAAGACTAGCATTAATTTTCTTTGCTCCGTCCCGCAACCTTGTATGGACAATGGCTGAACTGAGATTAGTAAAGCCATTTGAGTTACCAGTAGCATTTTTGAGATAACTCTTAGAAACAAGTGCTTTAAATCTTTCATCAGTAATTGGCAATCCTTGTTTTGCCTGTTGTATGCCTGTTTTAATTGCAATATCATTTCTAGGCCAATAAAGATACATTTCATTCATATATTGTGAACTGGGAAGTTCTCTAAATCTGTCGAAGCGTTTGACAGTAGTTTTATATTGATCTTCAAAAATTTCTAAGTTTTTACCAGTAAGGAACTTGCTTTGTAATTCGTTAAAAGGTCTTGTTGATTCACCTTTTAAGTTGAAATGATTGAGAACCTTATTTTTTTTCATAAACTTACGCATTTTTTTGATATTTTTACCTGTTTCACCTTTTAGATTCTCCATGCTGTCTAAACTTTCCTCAATAAATTGCTGAGAGTTCTTTGCAAGTTTGTTTTCAGTAAGCCATTTATCAAAGCCATCTGTTGACATGACTGGTGAAGTTTTAATTGAAGGTGTTGGGGTTGTTGGCTCAGGTGCAGCTACTGGTGGAGCAATAGCTTGAACCACTGGCTTAATGGCACTAGGCTTGCCATACAATCTCTCCAAATCCTTAAGACTACGCTTTGTTCCGTCATTGCGGATCATTTTTCTTAAAGCCTTCTGTCCAGATCCCTCCTTTCCAGCTAGTCTTTTGAAATAGTTTACTTTTGCTTGATTGCCAAGAGTCTTGATCTGTAAGTCTTTGTCCTGATTTAACAGCCAGTCTCCGTATTGTGTCCCCTGCGGAACTCTGCCTGTAGCTGATGGTCTGGAAACAAGCTGTGTTGTTGGCGGCTTTTCAAGGCTAGGATATTTCTTTTGTAAACCATCAAAGTCCACAACAGGGACAGTAGTAGATCGACAATTAAAGTGTTGCGGTGGTGTTGGGCCATTATTGTAGTCAAATGTTTGTCCATCAAGTCGTTGACAAATAGCACTTGTTCGAGAGTCCAGCGTTGCAACATATTCATATTTTGGGGCAACCTTTTTATTTGCTGCATAAACAGCCTGTGATGCTTGGTTTGTTACCTGATTAACAGATGTTCTAACGATAGTCTGAATCTGATGATTAGCTAGTTTTGTTAATTCACCACCAGCTTGAGCCATTTGTCTGACACTAGCTTTCTGTAAGTCATCAAAATCAAGTCTGCCAACTAATCTCCTACTGATCTGCTGTAATGTCTCACCAGCAAACACTCCTGACCTGACTGCTAAATCTAATCTTTCTGCTGAGGACTCAGCTATACCCCTAAATGCTTTCTGTACTGTTTGACCATTTGGAAGCTTGATTGTTGATCCCTGCAAAGATGTAAGGCTAAACTTACCAGATCCAAACTTAACAAAATCATCTTCTGTAAACTTTCTACTGGTAAATATATTGACCTTTGATGGATCAGTCATAATCACTGAATCTGCATAATCCTTACTGATAGCAACACTGTTGATAGGAACATCGCCAGATGCTGTAATGTTTTTGAGTTCATTGACAACAAAATCTCTCTGTAGTTCCACCACTCCCTGCAACTCATCTTTCATATCAAGGGCTGATCTAGCCCACCAAGTATTCAAGCTATCACTTGATTGTTTGATGATGGCTCTTAGTCTTTTTCTTGTAACAGGTGCGATTATTCTTGAGCCGCCCTTTGCTATCTCTGCGACCTGTCTTTCGTTGATAGACCTTAATTGTTTTGCTGCATTAAGGATTATTTCATTGTAAGTAATGACATATTTTTCTGCAACAGCGTATGAATATCTATTCAGATCAATGATTTCTCTATAGAAAATCTCTGGTGTGGACATTTATCATTCGTCCTCTATGTCCGCTGGCTCTTCTGGTGGGGCTGATGGCTCCTCTCTTTCTGTCAATCCTCCATTTTGCGTTGTTTCGATTTCATCTTCAACGTCAAAGTCATCACCAAGAATCTCTCCAGCCGATAATTGATTCAGTAATGTTTCCTGACTGATAGTTCCAGAGGTAAATAATGCAAGTAATGACTGGATCTCTTGTGGTTCTAATCTGGTAGATACAAAGTCTCTGTTTACAAAGCTGCTTCCAGCATTAGGTTCATTGAGATATTCGCTGTGAAACTTTAGGCAGTTATCAACTAAATCTTGCATCTGCTGGGCAACAACCATCATTGTGCTGTCATTCTGCGATCTATCTATTCTCTTGGCCTCTGCTGTCTCGCCCACTAACTTCTGTCCTAGAACTGCGGCCAGCGAAAGTGTATTGATCTGTTCTTTAATATCATCAAGTCTTTTGAACTGGCTGTCATAGCTGTCTCCTGATGGGCTGATATATTCCATGCGTGACTCAGGTGGCAATGCTAGTGCCTCACTAGGGCCAGTTGTTATCTCATCTGCATTTGGATAGCCAAAGACTGCAAGCAATGGAACTGAACTGATGTGCAATATGTTATCCAAGTCAGACTGGATCTGGTAATGCTTGAGATTTAGTTCTGCAATGTCATATAAAGGACTGCGGCTTTCATAGAATCCAACTCTATTGGAATAGGCAACTGCAAAAGGAATCTTGTCTTTAAGGCTCATTTCACCTTCTTCAAACAACTTATATTCACCTTTTTTGTCATCTTTTCTGTGGATCTCATATCTGCCACGTTCTAATACTCTAACCTGTGTAATGTTCTTCTCACCATAGGCTCCATCTGGCTCAACAACCTTTTCCAACAAACGTACCTGTGTGAGTACCCTTGCACCATCTATGATCTCAGTCCTCCAGCCTAATATATCTGATGGCTTATATGTCACCCAGTATGGCCTTGCCCTCTCGCCTTCCTTTGGTGCGTCTACCAAAACACCACAATGGCCAAATGATATGACTGTTCTTGCTGTCTGATAAAGCCAGATGTTCAAGTCATTGCCTTCGAGGTCTACATCAAATAGCTGTTCTCTTACCAGATCAGAAACATCATCAAGTCTAACTGGCTTTCTGACCAGCATACCTGACAGCATTTTCTCAATTCTCTGGAGATATGGCACTACTGTTGACCTTGCAAGTCTGCGGTCATAGCTGTCATCTACTTCTCTTTCTAACTGAGGCAAGTATTTTCTATGCTCTGATCTAATTTTGTATGTGCCTTCCTTCAAATCTGCTATCAAATCCCAGAACTGAGCCATGCGTTGATAGGCCGCATTTGGACTGACAACTGTTGTAGGAGCTACTGTTACAGGTTGATTGTAAATATTTAGTGAGCTATACACAGTTTTGCCTCAATAATACCATGATCTTAATATATTCTAATCCCTGTAGCTTTGCCCGACCTAGCAAATAATGGATTGAACTCACGCCATATCAAATATCCCACAGCGTCAGCCATGTGGTCATAGCCAGACTCTTTATCTGGTTCTCCCTTTTCTGTGTATGACTGGAGTTCCATTGATTCGATTAACTTTCTGCAACTGGCATGGATTTGTAAACGGCTTTCCCCTTTGCCGTTACATAATAAAGCCTGTACGGAAGCGACCCTATCTCTGACTGGCGGGTTGCTGCGGGGGCTTTGATTGCTGAAACCATATCCAGAAAGTATCTCAATGTCTGTTTGAGTTGCGTTTGTACTCCTGTTTCCTCCACTAGCATCTGGGTAAACGTATATCTTATTCATAGGGTATCTGGACTTAATGGTTTGTGCCAGAGCATCTGTGTCGTATGCGGCCACAACCTCATCAAATATTAACAATTTTTGATCTTGGATAATACCTATCACAGCATTTGTATTGGAAATATTAAAATCGACCCCGATTCTAAGAGGCTCAAGGCCAATATCAGGCTTGATGTTTGTCACATTCTGCTCTCTGGTGAAGCGGCTATAAACTTGGCCAGTGGTTAGATTTATAAACTCTCCGTTGAGGTAAGCTTGCAACATTGATGGGTCATAGTTGCTTTGCATACGTTCAATGAAGTCACTGGGCAAATGTGGGTTGTCCTGAGTTCTCATCTTTATTAGCTGCCTATCGGTTCTCTCCTTTGCTTCATCTGTACCGAAGGTGTTGTATAGCCACCTAAATCCCTCTGGTGTACTTGCTGCACAAAACTGGCGAACATTACCAGCCCTTAGTCGTCCCAGTATTTTTGGGAAGGCTTTATCTGCAATAGTTGGAGATACAACATCTATTTCATCAACAAGTACATGGCTGAGGTTCAGACCGATAATCCTAGACCAGTTCTCAAAGGATCTGCATAGTAGCTTGCTGTCGCCTTCTTTGAAGTGCAAAGTATATTCTGGCAAGGGACTAGCTCTGAAAGTATATGGGATCTCATACTGCTCAAGGAACATTTCAAAGTCTGTTTGCCAGATGTCACGAATCAATGGGGCAGTTGGTTCCATAACAGCACCAATAAAGCCTATGTTTTGGGCTGCAAGCTTTACAGCCATACTGCATAACGCTCTTGTTTTACCAGCACCATATCCAGCTGAAAGCCCAACAATCTCATTCTGATTATCAAAGAACTGTTGCTGCGGTGGGTGCAAGTCAGCCCTAATCCTATCTAATAGCTCTCCAGTATCAATATCAACATATCTACTACCTATGTGATCCAGAACAGATCCTTCTTTATTAAGTATGCTCAAGACATCACCTGACCGACCTTTGCCATTGAATTTATACAGCCCAAAGCCACTGTCAACTGCCCTGACTTTCTAGCCTCTTTTGCCAGTGATGCATATTGAGCTAGTACTTCAGCCGTAAATTGTCTGCGGTCAATATCAAAGTCTTGCTTCAAGATCACAGTTGCCTCTTGAATATATCTGTCTATTGATCTCTGACTAACACCCCACTCAGTTGATGCAAACTGACTTATTTCTGATCTAACAGTACCAACAGACAAAAGCTTTGCAACTTTGTTCACTCTGAACTCATGCTCATTCTTGGAAGTTCTGCCGTTAGACACTATGGGATTATGGTTTTTTATATTCTAAATGTAGCGTCAATCGTTAGTTTTTGTCGATTTCCCTACTTTTTTAAACTTCCAGTCTGTAAAAATTCTTTTTCCTTCAAGATCAATAGACATTTCTCCCGTTGAAATATCAACAATGAAAATTGGACAATTATCCTTTTTCATGGTTTTTGCTTTTGCTTTTG